AGATAGCGAGTACGGCATTCAACCAGACGGATCGTTACGCCGCCCACACGTCGACGACCTCCGCGAGCGCCTCGAGCGGACGTTCAAAAACTCTGCTGGCGAGGGAATCGAGCTCAACCAGGGTTCGCCACAGCAGCAGATGATCGACATGGCGGCGCAAGAATTTGCGCACCACTGGATGGCCCTCGAGGAGGTGTACTACGCGGGGTTCTTCCAGGACGCGAGCGGCGAGGCGCTCGACAAGCAGCTGGCGCTCGCAGGCTTTACGCGCATCCCGGCGAGGTCCGCGACCGGCGAGGTCGTCTTCTCGCGAGAGACGCCGGCGCCGGACGACATCACGATCCCGTCGGAGACGGTCGTGACGACGCGCCGGACGGAGACGCGACCGCCGATCCCGTTCGAGACGACGGACGAGGTCATCCTCTCGGAAGGCGAGACCGAAGTGACCGCCCCGATCGAGGCGCTGAAGCCGTGGCAGTCCGAGCTGAACGAGCAGTGGCTCGGCGAAGAGACCAACGTAACCGCGGACACGATCACGCGCTTCGAAGATTTGGTCGGCGGCATCGATGACGTCACGAACCCCGAGCCGACAGGCGACGAAAACCTCGGCTACGTCTCGGGGCGTGACCGAGAGAGCGATCCCGAGTTCCGGCTCCGCTACGAGAACAGCCTCGCCGACGGCGGGGCTGCGACCGTGCGGGCGATCCGGGCGCAGGTGTTCAACTCCGACGAACGGATCCGCTCGGTCGGCGTCGACGAGGTCCGGAATCCGGATCAGGACGAGTTCGGTGTCCGGGTCACCGTCCTGGCACCCGACGTCGAGGACTCCACGATCGCCTTGGCGGTCGCCGACTCCCGGGCGGGCGGCCTCGACTCCTTCGGCACCGAATCGGCGACGGTCACCGTCGACGGCGACGAGAAGACCGAATCGTTCGACCGGGCCGACCGCGTCAGCGTCTACGTCGAGGCTGACCTGACAACCTCGGCGACGTTCCCGGAAGACGGAATTGAAGAGATCTCCGACCGGCTCGTCCGCTACGTCGGCGGAACGGCGTCGGACGGGATCCACTACCCGGGCGAGCTCGAGGTCGGCGACGACGTCATCTTCGACCAGATCTTCCGCCGAGTGATGGAAACCCGCGGCGTGATCGAGGCCGACGTCGCGATCGGCACGGATCCGGCAGCACTCGCCGAGGACAACCTCGCGATGGGCGACGACCAGGCCGCGATGACCGGGATCGACGAGGTGACGATGAATGTCGTCGAGTGAAGATACAGACGACCTCGAGATCGGAGTTGACCCCGACTCGACACCCCGCGAGCGCCTGGAGGCTTCGCTCAAAACACCGTATCCAGCCGACGGGCCAGTGTGGTCCGCGTTCCTGGATGCTCTCGAAGCCGAGTTCGAGGAACTCAACCGCGCCCGGCAGCAGATCGCCGCCTCGCGATTCGTCGACACTGCCGGCGCTGCCGAGCTCGAACGACTGGCGACGGTCTTCGACCTCGAACGGCGGACCGACGACTCGCTTCCAGAGTTCCGCGCCCGCGTGAAGACGGCGCTGCGAAGCCAGATCACGTCAGGGACGCTCCGGGAGATCGGCGAGGTGATCGTCGTCCTCCTGGACATCACTCGAGGAGAGGTCGAACTTCGCGAGCCCGACGATGAGGTCGCGAAGCTGAAGCCGCGGATCCCGGCCGACACGATGGGGCAGTCGAACATCCGCCCATCGGTGCTGAACGATCGCCTCGACGACGTCTCCGCTGCGGGAGTCAACGCTGAAGCCAACTTCTTGGCGGAACCAGCACGACTCCGACTGATCGGCTGGAGCACCGAGCTGACAACGCCGACTGAAGCGGACACGGCGCCGCTTTCGTTCGACGTCCCTGCATCTGGAGCGCGGACGCTCAGCAGCGTCGGGCTGTCATCCTCCGAGATGGATCCGCTCAGCTCCGAAGGTTGGCAGCTTTCGGCTGACGACCTCGGCTTCTGGTCGTCCAGTGCGGCGACGCCCGGGCTGATCCCCGGGCCGACAGCCGTCCGACCGATGACGACGACCGAGCAGGCGACGCCTCAGCTCAACGCGGCGGCTACAGCCTACGCGACGAACCGGCGATCGGACACTGCATCGCCGAATCTCATCGTCGACGAGACGGCACATCAAACACTGAGCACCGCTGGCCTCTCAGCGTCAGAACTCGCCCCGATCAGTACCGGCGAGGGCTGGACACTCAGCAACGCGTAACACGATAACCCATACGTATGACGACAGTAACCGACGACGGTCTCGAGTGGCAAGGCGACCGAGCGATCAGCGACGTACCGAAGATCGACACCATCGCCCTCGGGACTGGTCAGAACGAAGAGAATGGAGCATCGGAACTCGGGAACGAAGTCCACCGAGCAGACGTCAACAACAGCAACGTCGAGCTGCTGGAGACGGGCGACCTCGGCGAGTTCGAGGCAGTCATCAGAGTCAAAGGCGGGACGGAGGTTCCGCCCAACACGGAGATCAGCGAGATCGGCGTCCTCGCCGGCGGCTCGGATGGCGGCGGCACGCTCGTCATCATCGACGAGTTCGCCAGCGTCCCAGTCGAAGACGGCCACACCGAGGAGTTCACCGTCCCGGTGAACCCGCAACGGTGATCGTAGATGGCTGACACACTCACGTTCCCGCAGCACGGCGATGAACCGGACGCCAGCTTCTTCTCGAAGCTCGTCCGGCTGCTGGGACCCGGCGTCATCGAGTACGGCCTCGGCTTCCAGAACGTCGACTACGCCGGGCTGACGTTCGACGTCGCCGGCGGGACAGCCTACATCGTCCGGTCGACGATGTCGACGGCGTCCTCAGACATCGAACCGCAGAAGACGATCGAGGGTGCGGTGATGGTCGTTCAGTACCCCGGGACGACAGACCTGGTCCTCGAGGACAACGCGGTAAACCACGTGTACCTGGACGCGAACGTCGCCAACGACGACTCGGCGACGATCGCCGTCAACACCACGGGGGATCCGCCCGCCGATGCCGTCCTCAAGATCGGCGAGATCGACACGACCGAAGAGACTGCCAGCGACCAGTGGTATCTCGTCGCAAACGACGGGACACTGACGTTCCCGACGGAAGCGGCGATCGACGCTGAAGATGCTGCCGGCAGGCTCCGAGAAGGGACGATCGTGTTCGATCGGGAAACCGACACGCAGTACGTTATCACAGCCTAACGATGGGAAAGAAACAACTCGGGAAGACGAACGAACAGATCGAGAGTTTCGTCGCCTCGCTCGTACAGGCAGGCGATAAACTCTCGTGGACGTACGACGACGAGAACGGAACACTAACCGTCGACACAAGTGCGCTCGACGGCGAAGAAGTCGAAGACAAGGTCTCCGGACTCGTCAACGCCGGTACCGGTCTAAGCGTCACCTATGACGACCAGAACGGCACGCTGACGGTCGAAGTACCGGAAGGCGCGATCAGCAGCACCGAACTGAACTTTGACCCCGCGACGAGCGGCGATGTCGACGCGGTCGGCACAGAACTGTCCGACCACGAAGGGGACCAGACGAATCCCCACAACGTCAGCGACGATCAGACCGGCGCTGCGACTGCTCTCTCAGACCACGAATCGTCGAGTAGCGGTGTTCACGGTGTCGCTGGCGACGATGCAGTCGCAGGGGAGTCGGACGTCGACGCGGTCGGCTCAGCACTATCCGACCACGAGACTGACACGACGAATCCGCACAACGTCAGCGACGACCAGACGGGTGCTGCAGACGCTCTCTCGAACCATGAATCGTCGACCGGTGACGTCCATGGTGTCGCGGCAGACGACTCGGTCGCCAGTCAAACGGATGTCGACGGAGTCGCTTCAGATCTCACGGATCACGAGTCAGCAACCGGCGATGTCCACGGCGTCGCTGCGGGAGATTCTGTCGCCGGGCAATCCGACGTCGACGCGGTCGACACGGCGTTGTCCGACCACGAGGGGGATGAGACGAATCCCCACAACGTCAGCGACGATCAGACCGGCGCCGCCGATGCACGAACTGATCTCCGGTTCGCGCTGTACCCCGAGGAGATCGATGCCGGGCAGCGAGACACCTACTACCAGAACTTCGAGAAGTTCGCGAACTCCGCAGCGATGACCAGCATCGCCGCCTCGTCGGTCGTGATGGACGAGGTCAGCGTGTCGCAGACGGCGATGGAT